AGCTGAATAATAAGCCTGACTATGACATTGGAGATCTTCCACAAACTCGGGATGATCTAAAGAGTGAGCTTTATCCAAAGAACGGCGACCAAATGTGGGCGTCTTATCAAAAGTATTCAAAGGCTTGTGGATTTGATTATGATGATGAAGTCGTGTTGCGTTCCCTGCAAAATACTTATGTTATTGCACATGAGCGTATTGAGTGCTTTTATCCAGACAACTCGCCTCGCTTGCCAGATTTTGTTGTTCCAGAGGGCAAGTCAGCCATTCAGGCTCTTACTGAAGAATGTCTAAAGGGTCTAAAACAATTTGGTTTGGATAAAAAGCCAGAGTATGTAAGCCGACTCAAGGAAGAGCTAATGGTTATCAAAGACCGTGGCTTTGCCAAGTATTTTCTAACAATGAAGGCAGTTTCAGATACTTCGCGGCAAATGCAACTATGTGGTGCTGGTCGTGGTTCTGCGGCTGGCTCACTTATTTCTTATGTTTTGGATATTACTCAAGTAGATCCAATTAAGTATGGTCTGCAATTCGAACGTTTTATTCGTCGTGATGCAACAGATTATCCAGACATTGACTTTGACGTTTCCGATCCTATGGAAATCAAAGAATATCTTGTTTCTCAATGGGGCGGCAATACTGTAGTTCCTATTACAAATTATAATACCCTACAGTTTCGTTCTCTAATTAAGGATATTTCTAAGCTTTACGGTGTTGACTTCAAGGAAGTTAATGACGTAACAAGTAAAATGCTTGCAGAAGCAACACCCCTAGCTAAGAAGAAGAATGGCATTAAGTCTGGTGTTTATGCGCCAACTTATGAAGAACTATTGGAGTTTTCACCAACTCTACAAAAGTTCTTTGAGAAACATCCGCAAATCAAACATCACGTTGAAGGTCTGCACGGTCAGGTTCGTTCGCAATCTCGCCATGCTGGCGGTGTTGTTATTGCTGATAATCTAAATACTCAAATGCCATTGATTAATTCTGGTGGTGTTATTCAAACTCCTTGGAGCGAGGGTCAAAACGTTCGTCACTTGGAGCCGCTAGGCTTTATTAAGTTTGATATTCTGGGTCTTGCTTCACTTCGAATGATTGAAGATTGTATCCGTCATATTTTAAGGCGTAAGATGAATAATCCAAATCCTTCGTTTGACGATATTAAAAAGTTTTATCTTGAGAATCTACATCCAGAGCGCATGAACCTAAATGACGAAAAGGTTTACAAGAATGTATTTCATCAGGGTAAGTGGGCTGGGATCTTCCAGTTTGCAGAGAAGGGTGCTCAAAGGTTCTGTTCTAAAGCAAAACCAATGAGCATCATTGACTTGTCTGCTATCACTTCTATTTATCGTCCCGGTCCTCTGGCAGCAAATGTTCACGAAGAGTATGTGGAAGCAAAGAATAACCCTAGTTCTGTGCGTTATCTGCATCCTATCGTAAAAGAAGTTGCTGGTGAAACTTATGGCTTCTTGGTTTTCCAAGAGCAAATTGCTTTGATGGCTCATAAGCTTGGCAAGGACATTACACTTGATGAAGGCAACTTGCTACGTAAGCTCTTGACAAAGAAGGGCACTGGTAAGGGTCACGAAAAGAAGGACAGTATTCATCAGCGCTTTATTGAGGGCTGCATTGAAAAAGGAATTCATCAAAAAGATGCTCAAGAAGGATGGCAATCGTTCGAATACTTTTCAGGGTATGGCTTCAACAAGTCGCACGCTGTTGCTTATTCTGTTCTTTCTTATCAATGTGCCTATCTTCTACATTATTACCCGATTGAATGGCTTGCGGCGTTCTTAACGAAACAAACTGAAAAATTATAAATTAAAACTATTTATTAGTAGGATGGATAATAGCCAATAAATAGGAGAGAAGAATGAAGGGTGTTTATCAAATAAAAAATATAGTCACAGGCAAAGTTTATATTGGAAGCTCAATAGAAATTGAGACAAGATGGAGAAAACATAGAGATCTTTTAAATAAAAATATACATCATAGCCCTTATTTACAAAGTTCTTGGAATAAGCACGGAGAAGAATCTTTTATTTTTGAGGTGATTGAAGAAATATTTGATGAAAAGCAGCTCTTGACTCTAGAACAAAAATGGATTGATATTAAAAGCTCGTTCGAACGAGAGTTTGGGTACAATGCCAGAAAACAAGCCAATTCTCCGCTAGGGTGTGAATGGACCGAGGAACGAAAAAAAGAGCAATCATTTAGAATGAGTGGCGAAAAGCACCATTTCTATGGGAAAAGCCTTTCTAAACAACATAAAGAAAAAATTAGCATTTCTAATAAAGGTAAAATTGCATGGAATAAAGGCAAAAAAGCATCGCAAGAAATAATAGAAAGATTAAAGATGGCAAATATTGGTAGAGTTCGTATTTGTTCTGATGAAACAAAAGAAAAAATAAGAACGGCATTGGCAGGGCATGAAGTAAGTGAAAATACTAAAAATAAACTTAAAACAGCCAATAAAGGCAAAAAACTTTCCGAGGAGACAAAAAAGAAAATAAGTGAGGCTTCTATAAGAAACAACCAGCCGAAATTGACAACAGAGCAGGTGAATGATATAAAACAACTTAAGGGAACTTTATCGCAAGTTAAAATAGCAAAAATATACGGCGTGAGCCAATCAATTATTAATAAAATCTTTTCGGAGCAATACAATGGCAGAATCTCTTGAGCGCTCAATTAATATTGTAAAAAATCTAGGATATAATGTATTACCATGCAGCATTAATTATTCTGATATGCATTGGTCGATTAAGGACGACAAAACACTTGTCCAACCTCTGAGTTCCATCAAAGGTCTTGGCGAGAAAGCTATTGAACAAATCCTACAAAACCGTCCTTTCAAAACAATTGAGGAATTAATCTATAACGACAACATTGTTTATTCAAAGCTGAATAAAAAAGCATTGGACGTACTCATTCGCTGTGATGCCTTGGAAGAACTTCAGGATTCTAGGTTCAAGAATATGAAACACTTCTGGACTTGTGTGGTTGAGGAAAAACCAAAGAAGAAAGAGAAGTTTGAGGAAACAATCAAAGAGTTTGATAACGTGGCTGACTTTACAAAAGAAGAAAAGATCGAGTTTGTGGTATCACTAACTGGTTTGTTCCCATTTAATTTGGTTATGTCACAGAAGATTCTACAAAAGCTAGAACAAAATGAAGTGCCGCCTGTTGGAGAATTTGATACTGAACTTGGAGTGTGCTGGTTTATTCCACGCGACATTACTAAAAAGACAACGAAGAATGGCAAAAACTTCTATATTGTGAACGTGATTGACGATACAAATACGACGACACAAATCAAAGTATGGAACTTTGATGAGAATCGTGATAAGATTCATGTAAATAAGCCGTATCTGTCTCGCCTTGATTATGATGAGAATTGGGGCTTCTCAACACGTTCTCTAGGAAAGAACTGGCGTTGTCTTGACATTTAATAAAAAAAATTATATAATGTTTTATCTTTGGAGGATTAAATGAACGTTGATATTAAGAAATTGAATCATGAAGCAAAGTTGCCTGTTCGCGCCAATCCAAGCGATGCTGGCGCAGATGTGTTTTATGCTTATGAAGATGTTGTAATTCATCCGGGTCAATCAACCGTACTTGGAACTGGTTTACAAATTGCAACACCTTATGGATTTGTGACAGAAGTTAAAAATCGTTCTGGTATGGCTGCTAAAAGATCATTGGTGGTCGGAGCTTGTATCATTGATTCGGGTTATGAAGGCGAATTACTAATCAATCTGCACAACATTGGCACACAACCACAAGTTATAAAGTGCGGCGACAAGATCGCACAGATTGTAACTTATCAGGTAGAACTTACAGATTTCTCTGAAGTTCCAGCAGAAGTCCCCCTTTATTCTCGTACACCAACTATTTCCAACCGTAAAGATGGCGGCTTTGGTTCAACAGGAGCATGATGGATACCCAAACTCAAGAAGTGATGTTTTCAAGCAAATCAGATGAATGGAATACCCCTCAAAAATTATTTGACAAATTAAACGAGTATTATAAATTTACACTAGACCCATGTGCTACGGCTGATAATCGTAAGTGCTGGAAGCATTTTTCTATGGAAGACGACGGTCTTATTCAGGATTGGTCAGGTGAAACAGCATTTGTAAATCCACCGTATTCAAATGTGGCTGGTTGGGTTGAGAAATGTTATAAAGAATACAAAGACAACGACGTTACTAGCGTCTTATTGATTCCAGCACGAACAGATACGAAATGGTTTCATAAGTTTTGCATGAAGGCTGACCTTATTCAGTTTGTAAAGGGTCGTGTAAAATTTGAGAATGGTTCAGCAAAGAATAACTCTGCACCATTCCCATCAATGATTGTTGTGTTTGATCGTAATCTGAATAATAGTCATCCAATTATGACGGGATTTGAACTATGAGCAACGCAACAAGAAAACTTCAGAGAAAGAAAGAAAAAGATCTACAGAAGGAAGTATCCAACAAGGTTGGTCTATTTAATATGCTTCCCGACAAATGTCATTTATGCGAGAAGCCTTATGATAAAAAATCAAAAGAAATGGCACAAACTTGGTTTGTGAATGTATTTGCAGAAGAAAACATTGTAGATTTATTCTGCCCTGATTGTTGGAGTAAAGTAAATGAAGAGCAACGTTGAAAAACTTACATTGGAAAGTTTTCCAGATAAAATTGATGTTCCGACAGTTATATTCTTTTCCAGAGAAGGCTGTCATTTCTGTAAAAAACTTAAGCCAATATACAGAAAAATCTCTTTGATGGAGAGGTTTCAAGGAATTTATAAATTTTATATTGTAGATGCTGATGAAGAATTCCTTTTGTATGAAAAATTTAAATCTGATGGCGTTCCAGCAATATATGTTTTGTATGAAGAAGATGGCATAGAGATACCATATCCTAGCAGCCCGCCCCCATCTGGTTACGGCGAAGAACATATAACATCATTCCTTGATGAACTGATGGAAAATAATGAAGAAGGTTGAAACTGTATTAACTGAACATGAAAATGTTGAGTTAATGACAAAAACAAAGTTTGATTACATCACTAAAGGAAAACTTCTTAAAGCTTTTATATTGGGTTACTTGCGTGAAGATCCAGACATTCGCAGTTTTGTAAATAAACTAAAAGAAAACATGGGCGTGTCTAAAAAGAAGAGAGAAAGACAGGCTGTTATTCTACGCAAGACAGAACGCTTTTATGACAAGCATTCTTTTACTGATGAAGAAATTACAAATATTTTCGACTTGATCGAAAGTGAAGGAATAGATTTATGAAATGTGTTGATGAAAAATTACAATCAGGTTATCCTTGTACAAATACAAAATGTGATTATTATTTAGATTATGAAAAAGATTTAAACTGTACTTTTGTTTGTGTTAAAAAGAATGGTTCTCTTACATTGCGAGAAGTGGCAGAGAGGCTTGGCGTAAGTTATGTCAGAGTAAAACAAATTGAAGAAAGAGCTATGAAAAAAATTGAAAAATTTGTTGTTATAGAATAATTACTTTACAGAGAGGTGCTTATTATGTCAGTTTACAGAGTTAAAATAACAGACGAAAAACAAAATAATAAGACGATGGATATTAAAATAGACACATTTGAAGAGTTTATCAAATGGTATAATACCTTTAAATCCTTTGAGAAAGGAAAAAATATTACATACGAATCAATAGAAATTGATGATAACACTGAAAATAGTATTTTATAATTTTTGCATACTATTTATAACAGTGTGTGTGACACAAAAGGAGTATATTCAATGAAAGAGAAACCAATATTAAATGAGAGTACAGTTAGAAAGTTTATGAAGCTTGCTAATCTTTCCAAGGTTGGCGAGAGCTTTTTGTCTGAGAACTTTGAAGAAGTTGAAGAATTAGAAGAAGATAAGCATTTTGGTGGTTCGAAAGATCACAAAATGTCTCCAGCCAAGGCTCCCAAAAAAGTAATGAATGAAGAAGAAATGGATATGGACATGCCCGAAGTCCCCGAAGTTGCTCCAGCAGAAGAGCCAAGCGAAATGGGCGCAGAAGATTTAGCACAAAAAATCGTTGATCTTCTACAAGGCGCTGGCTTAATCGACGTTGTTGATGAAGAAGAAGGCGGCGAAGAGGAAGATATGGATATGGGCGACGAGGAAGAAGAAGGCGAAGAAGAAGTTGAAATGGAAGATGAAGGTTCCATGTATGAAGAAGAGGATTTAGAGGAAGCCCTTAAGGCTTATAAAGGTCATGAAGGTGAAGGCGATGAACCCGAATATACAGGAACATACAAGCAATATGAGAAGCTAAAAGCAAAACAAAAAGAAGAAGAAGAAGCACGCCGCGCCGCAAAGAAAAAAGAAAAAGAAAAAACTTCTGAAACTATGTATGAGTCCAAGAAAAGAGTTGCTAGAATCGTTGCAGAAAGAGTAATGGCTCGCATTCAAAAAGAAGAAAAAATTGAAAGATTGTCTGAAACCATTACTAAAAGAGTAATGGAAAGATTATCACGCGGGTAAGCATGA